ACCATAGTGAGTGGTTATCTAAATGGCAACAACAAGCTAATTTACCTTCTGGCAAAGCTATTTTTGATAGTGATACTAATTATGTTTCACAAAAAAATACTTTAGAAAAATTATTAAAAGATAAATATGCTATCGTAGCACAAGAAGAAGGTGGTGTTAATCTTTATGAAACAGCATATGCAAATGCAGTTGATTGGGTAGATGAACAAATTATAGAACAAGAAGAAGCTTGGGAAATTGAAGGGAAAAAACCTACTGCAAAAGAAAGAAGACAGCTTGCTAAAGAATTAAGAAATGAAGCACTTGAATTATTTTCTCCAAGTGAAACTGGTGAAATACCAACAGAAGCTCCTTCTATTGAACAAATAAGAACATCTGACATTTCAAACGAAATGAAAGCTGAATTACAAGCAGAAGAAGAAGCCAGAAGAAATCAAGCTTTAAATACTGTTGCATATCAAATAGATACAGGAGATGGTAATTTAATATCAACTACAGTTGGTGAAGCTATCTCTAAAATTAATTCAAATATACAAGAAGCAGGTAAACAAAAATTATCTAAAATGAGAATTGCAGGTATTATTGATGAAGAACAATTATTTGAGCAAGTTAATATACCTAAAATTACTAAATACACTAAAGAAGTTTTAGGAGATAATTTTGATGAAAACTTTTTAGCTGCCTTACCACAACAAGATTACAACAATATTGTAACCAGTATTGCAAATGCTTGGAGTTTAATTCAGCCTATTCCAGAAAATCTTTCTATAGAAGAACAGAATAAATTAGAACAACTAAATAAAGAAACATATCAAAGAATTATATCAATAATAAATAACATTGCAGGAGAACAGTAATGGCTAGTGCTGAAGGGTTTTTTCAAAGTTTAGATTTAAAAAGAGAAGACGAATTAAATAAAATTAAAATAACACCATCTTCTCCTAAAACATCTCTTAAATTTTTAAAAGATGAAGATGATGCTTTAGAGGAAATTCAAACTAAACAGTTTGCTGATACATTAAGAGATTATTATTTATTTAGAGATGGTGATACAGAGTATACTGTAAGAGGTGTTAAAAAATTTAATGAAATGTCTCATGCAGATTTATTAGAATATTTTTACCAAGATAGGTCATGGGCTAATAATAACACTGGTTCAATGACTAAAGATTTATACAATGCAGTAACAGGTGATGCAAAAAGAAAAGAACAATTAGCTTATATTCAAAATACATATAATAAACTTCCTTCTTTTTGGAATGACCCTAATAGAAGTTTTGGTGATTGGTTATTTGATAATGGGGGTGCTATGATAGCTGACCCTGTTAATTTAATTTCTTTTGGTATTGGTGGACAAGCAGCTAAAGTCGCTTATAAACAAACTTTAAAAGAAGCTTTAAAAGATAAAGTTGCAAAAACTGTTACTAATGAGACTATTATACAAGCAGGTAAAGAAGCTACACAACAAGCTTTAGGAAAAGCTGTTATTAAAGGTGCTATAACAGAAGGTAAAATTGCAGCCGGAGTTGCACTAGCTCAAGATGCTATGTTACAAACAACAGCAATTAAAACAGGTTTACAAGAAGATTTTAGCAAAGCAAGGTTAGCTGTTGCTACTGGTGCAGGTTTTGGTTTTGGAACAGTTTTTGGCGGAGCGTTTTCATATGGTGGATTTAAACTGGGTGAAAGACAAATTAAAAATAGAGCAATTAAACAATTAAAAGATTTACAAGATTATGGTAGAGGAGAGATAACAGGTAAAAGACTTTTTGCTGATTTGTATGTTCCTAAAAAAGAAAAACAATTATATAAAAATTTAAAAGCAGAAGAAATTGAAAAAATTGATTTTAATAGCAGATTAGTTGGTAATAATATAGATGAAAAAATAACTAATTTAAGAAAAACAATAGGCTCTGGAAGACCGCCTGAAGAAGAAATAAATTTATATAAATATCCAAAACAAGTTAGAGTATATTTAAAAAACTTAGCAGATGAAAAAGTTAGAACAGGTGAAATATTTGATAATGTAGTTACAGAAAATTATGCAAGAGAACAAGCTAAAATTATTGGTTTAGACCCAGATGCTGTTGTAGAATTAGGTAAATCAAGAGTAAAAAATGATAAACTTTTATATGCTGAAATTTTAGCACACGGTGATTTACTTGCAAAACAAGGTGATGATATTGTAAAACTTGCTAATGATTTACATAAAGTAGATATAACACCTGAAGAAAAAACAGCTTTATTAACTGAATTAAATAATAGAAATAAAGTTGCAGGTCAAATTCTTGTTAATCAAAGAGAGATGACAAGAAACATAGCAAGAGCTCAAAGATTTCAACAACTTAACAAAGACCCTATTAGAGCTGCTGAATTAAAAATTAATCCAGAAGACCCAGAAATGGCAGTTTTAAAAGAAGGAAATCCAGAAGAATTTTATAAAGCAATTGCAAAATTAGATGATACTGACCAAGTTATTATGGCTTTACAAAACGCGCGTAAAGTTAATAAATGGGATTTAGCTTCAGAGTTTGTTAACAATAACTTGTTGTCTTCTCCTGACACACATGCAATTAACTTTATTTCAGCATTAGTGCAAACACATTGGAAACCTGCAACTATGCTAGTTAGAGCAGCTTTTCTTACACCTCAAGACAGTAAAAGAGCAAATCAACTAGCTAAAGAAGCTTTTGACACTTATTTACAACAATTTATTTACACTAAAGATGCTTTAGTAGCTGCCGGTAAAAGTTTTAAAGCAGGTAGAAGTATACTTGATAGTAAACAAATGAAATATGATAACAACATACGTCAAGGTCAATTACAAAAATATATTGAAGCAGTTGGTAAATTAATGACTGAACCTTTTGGTAATGTTGGGGGTGCCGTTCAAAGATATATTGTTAAACCTACTGGTTATTTAACTACGCTTCCTATGCGTGTTTTAAGTGCTACAGATGAATTTATGAAAGTAATGACATACAAAGCACGTATGGCTTCTCAAATAAATACTCAAATTAGAGCAGAAACAGGAGCGGGATTTACAGACACATTATTTAATCGTTCTAAGTACAAAGAAAGATTTAAACAAATAGAAGCTGAGTACACTACAAAAAACGGTGCTGCTATGGAAACAGCAGATATGGCAACTAATATTTCTAGTGTTAACAGATTACAAGTAAACGACCCTTTACAATACGCTAGAGAAATAACTTTTACTCAATCTGCATATTCATTAAATCCTGAAACTAAAAAATTAGAAGGTGGTGTTACTGGTGGTGTTTTAGCTTTTACTAATAAACATAAATGGACTAGAGCATTAGGATTGCACTTTATTAATACACCTTCAAATTTAATTAAATGGAATTTTGAACAATTACCTATTGCAAGAAAATTAATTGTAAGTACTAGACATGCTTTGAAAAAAGGTAAAGATGGTAAATATATTAACCCAGAAGCGGCGGCTGAGGCAAACGCTAGAACAGCTATGGGAATGTTATTGTGGAGTTCTGCGTTCTTAGCAGTATCAGCAGGAAAAATAACTGGTGGTGGTTCAAGAGAATATAGAAAAAATCTTGAGAGAGAAAAAAATACAGGTTGGCAGCCATATTCATATAAAACAGATGATGGAAGATATGTTAAATTAAACAGGCTTGACCCTATAATGATGCCATTTTTTGTTATGGCAGACGTAATGGATGCTCTCGGTAAATTTACAGCATACAATGATGACCTTCCTTCAGAAACAGAAAAAGATTTTACTGAATTAAGTATGGGTGTATTAACAGCATTACAAAGAAATTTAACTTCTAAATTTTATACTAAAAATATTATTGAAACAGCTAATTTCTTTTTAAGTGATGATTTTGTTTCTACAAGAGCTCCAGATAGAGTTGGTTCATCTGTCTTAGCTAGAGGTATTTATAAAATAACACCTTTATCAGGTGCTTTAAGATATGCAAGTAGAGTTGAAGAAGATGCTCAAAAAGAATTATTTACACTATCGGATAGACTATTACAATTAAATCCTTTGGCTAATAAAGATGGTATTATGCCTAATCGTAATATGTTTGGAGAAATTATTGATAGAAAACAAGGGTGGTTATTTGGTTTAAATGGTAAATCTGGCATATGGTCTTCACCTTTTTCAATGACTAAAACTAAAAATAAAGTTGTACAGGCATTTTATGAAAACCGAGAGTTTAATTATTTACCGCCTGAAAAAGTAGATAGAAAATCTAAAATAGATTTAAGAACAATAAGAGCTTCTAATGGTCAAACTGCATATGATAGATGGAGAGAGCTAACAGGACAAGTAACACTTACTTATAAAGGTAAAAAATTAACAGTAAAACAGTTGGTAGAAAATCTTATTACTGACCCAAATAGTTCTTTGTACAAAATACCTGATGGATTGGTAGCAGGAAAAGATTATAGACAAGCTATGATTTTAAAATATGTGCATAAATTTGAAGCTAAAGCTAAAAAACAATTATTAAAAGAATTTCCTGAAATAAATGCTACTGTTTTAGAACGTAAGAAATTTAAAATTAAAAAGTTTAAAAAGGCTAAAAAATCCTTTTTAGAACAATAATTATATAAAGTACCCCTTTTAGAAGAGATAAACACAAACTATGGCAAATTCATTCGTAAGATACACCGGAAACGGTACAACTACTACATACGCTATTCCTTTTAGTTACCGTAGTACAGATGACTTATCTGCTACAGTAGCGGGTGTTAGTGTTACAGCATAT